TCCAAAAGGGGTTGTTTTACCTCCAGCCGAACATGCAGGCCCTGATCGACGAATTACTGATGTACCCGCGCGGGAAGCATGATGACCTCCTGGACGCTCTGTATTACGCGAATAAGCGTACCTACAACCCGGGGCGTTCCGTCGACGTCTCCAAGGATGAGATGCGTTATTTTCCCGGAAAACACGGCGAACCCGACGAGGATTGGATGCTTTCGTAGAAACCTCTTGACAATGTGCTGTCGGAGTTCGTATATTACATGTATGGGGACGTCTTTTCAAAATTTGGAATAACATGGCCAACACACAAGATCCGCGTGCAACAGAGGCCGCCCAGCGGTTTCAGCGTTTCAAGGAAAGCCGCGAGGCGTGGGCCTTTCAGGCGCAGGAAGACCAGAACTTCCGTCACGGTGCGCAGTGGAGCAAGGAGCAGATCGCGGAACTGAAGAAGCTCCGCCAGGCCCCGGTGGTGGTGAACGTCATCCATCCGGCTGTTGAGCAGGGGAAGGCGGCTCTGACGAGCAACAAGCCCAGATTTTCATCTACCGGCCGTGAAGGGTCGGATATGAAGCTGGGCTCCCTGTTCTCCGACATCCTCTCCTACGTCTGGGACGTCAACGACGGCAACACGAAGCTGAAGCAGGCGATCGAGGACTACTACGTGCAGGGCATGGGCGTCTTCCAGGCCTACGTTGATCCCCATGCGGACAACGGCCGCGGGGAGGTGTGCTTCACCACCCTCAATCCGCTCGATGTGTACGTCGACCCCTCTGCCAAGGACGTCTTCTGCCGCGATGCCTCCGCCATCATCGTCTCCAAGGTTGTGACGGGTACGGAGATCGCCCGTTGTTATCCGCAGTATGAGTCGGTCCTGAAGGTGGCGACGAAGGTCCCCGGCGACGATTCCCGTCCGGCGACCGATCGCGTGGGCCTCGAGGGCCAGGGTTCGGGGGAAGAGGTCCTGGACGTCTACCAGGACAAGTACCGCCTCATCGAACAGTATGCGAAGCGCCGGGTGCGCCGCTGGCATGTCTTTGATCCCGACCTTGGTCTCGACAAGGTCCTGGATGAGGAGAAGTACAAGGAGTTCCTCAAGGGTCCCGCGGTGGTCGAGAAGACCGCTCAGGGCGTCAAGTTCATTACGGCGGACGCCCACGTGGCAGCCGCCCTGGAGCTGGTCAAACGCTTCAATGGCGTGTTCCATTACGTCGTCGACCAGAACGATCCCTTTGCCAAGCCCATGATGCAGGCTGGTCCGGAGAACCCGGACGAGGCCGCACAGGCGGGTCTTGCCGTTGTCCCGGGCAGTCAGACCGAACTCTCCGTCGTGACCATGCGGGAGATGGTGGATGCCGGCGTGATCCTGTCGGAAAGCATCCTGGTCAACCGCGTGAACTATCTCTTCACGATCGGCAACCAGACCGTCTATGACGGCGACCTGGACCTGGACGAATACCCGATCGTGTTCATGATGAACCGCCATAACCGCAATCCGTACCCCATGTCGGACGTGCGCTTCTGCCGCGGTCTCCAGGAGTACATCAACAAGCTGCGTTCCCTCATTATCGCCCACGCGAGCAATGCTACCAGCGTCAAGCTGGTCATTCCGCGAGGAAGTGCGGATAAGAAGGAACTGTTGGCAGAGTGGCGGCGGGTCGGCGGCGGCGTCGTGGAATACGACGCTGAGTTAGGGGCCCCCATAGTCGCCGGACCCGTCCCTCTGCCGAACGAACTGTACAAGAATGAGGCCGACGCCAGAGGGGACGTCCAGGAGATCTTTGGTCTCTACGCCCTCGGGCAGGGAGACCCCGGCGCCGCTCCCGCCACGTACAAGGGTACCGTCGCCATCGACGAGATGGGACAGCGCCGCATGAAGTCAAAGAAGGACGACGTCGAGGCCTCCCTGAACCAGCTGGCGAAGATCATCGTCCAGCTCATTCAGCAGACCTATACGGAGACGAAGGCCATCCGCGTCCTGCGCCCCAATAACACGGCCAAGGAGTTCGTCATCAACCAGAAGGTTGAGGACCCGTCCGGCATGATCAAGGGCCGCCTGAACGACGTGACCGTCGGCCGCTACGACGTCGTCGTCGTCTCCGGCTCCACGCTCCCCGTCAACCGGTGGGCCCGCTTCGAGTACTACATGGAGCTCTACAAGGCCGGCATCATCGACCAGGTCGAGGTCCTCAAACAGACCGAGGTCGCCGACCAGGAAGGCGTCCTTGAGCGCATGGATCAGATCAAGATGCTCACGCAGCAGCTCATGGCCGTCCAGGAGGAGCTCAAGAACGTGAAGGGCGACCTGCAGACCGCCTCCCGCGAGGCCGTCCACGCCCAGAAGCGCGTCGAGGTCGAGAAGTTCAAGGGCGACCTGAATGACAAGCGGAGCCGCCTCGATGCCAGCACGGAACTCTACCGGCAGCGCCTGAGCGATGAGCTGGGCATGCACCAGGAAAAGATGAAGGCGGAGCGAGAGGTGGCTCGCGCCCGCAGCAAGAAGCCGAAACCTACGGCATAAGTTTCAACGCCTATGCTGTCCGACAAGGGCAATAGGCCGCGATACCACCAACACGAAAGACAAACACAATGGCTAAAGAGACTGAAGCAGGGACTTCGCAGTTCCTCGACCTTCATCCCACCCCCGCGGACGACATGTCGTACCTTGACGGTTTCGGCAATGTCGCAGACCCGGTGATCGACGAACCTCCCATTGAGCTGGAGAACACCCCAGTGCAGGTTGCCGCGAAACCGGACCCGGAGCCAAAGAACAATCCGGCGAGATACGAGCACTGGCAGTCGCAGGCTGCGAAGGCGCAGGCCAAACTGGAACTGTATGAGCCTATCGTCAAGCTGATCGAAAGCGACCCAGGCGTTGTGGAAGCTATCCAGAACCACATCAAGGGCAAGAACGCTCCGCCTCCGGCTCCCAAGCTGGAGAAGCCGACGCGTCCTACCAAGCCCTCGGATTTCGACGAGGCTGCATCCCTGACCGATCCCGACAGCAAGTCCTTCAAGTACGCGAAGGAGCTCGTGAACTATCAGGAACAGCTGGCTGATTACCTTGAAAAGACGGAACAGTCGCGCCAGGAAACGTACGCCAAGATGGAGGCCCAGGTCGTTGCCGAACGGCAGCGTCAGGCGTCCGAGAAGGCGTTCAAGGAGCGCCTCAAGGTCGAAGGGCTTTCGCCCGACGAGGTTGAGGACTTCATGGTGACGATGAACGGGGAGCAGGCAGTCACGCTCCCGAACCTCATCAAACTGTACCGCTTCAACAAGGGGGTCCAGCCCAAGGCGGGTGATCCGTCGACGCAGGCCAAGGTCGACGCGATGCTGGCCAGACGCAGTAAGAGCGGCATCCCCGCCCCGATCGCTACCGTAGGCGGCGAGGACCCGGAGGTCAACCAGCCTTCGGAACAGGACATCTTCAACGATTCACTCTCGGCCCTCGCGAAAGCGCAGTATCGGCCGAAGAAGTTCACAAAACTAACCCAATAAGAAAGCGAGTAACTCTCTATGTCTACTGCCAATCCCAAGGCAATGAGCGGAACTGGCGTCCTCTATTCGGATCGCCGGGACTTCTACATCCGCCCCAACGTCGTCAAGGAACTCTGGACGGATGTCACCCCGTTCACGACCATCGTCGCCAATCGGCAGACGGTCACCGGCCTTGCCGACCCTGTCTTCAAACTCTTCGAGCACCGCGATCCGTGGATCAAGCAGGAGGCCGTCTCCAGCCTGGCCGCGACCGTGAACTCGGGCTCGACCTCGGCCGAGACGACCCTCTCCAGCATCGTGGGCCTCTCGAGCACGGTCGATAGCTCGTATGCGGGCCTCATCTTCGAGGTGTGGGACACCACCCGTACCACGAAGAAGGGCCAGGTCTACACGTATGGCTGCCCGGGCGGCGACAGCAACACGTCTGCCGGCACCATCACGATGAAGAACATCACGGGCTCTGCGATCACCTTCGTGAACGGCGACGTTCTCGTCTGCATCGGCAACGCGCAGGCGGAAGGTTCCTACTCGCCGGAAGCCTGGAGCGATGAGCTGAAGGTCGTGTGGGGTTCCACGCAGATCTTCGAGACGCCCATCGAGATCACGGGCACGCTCTACAAGGCCGCCCTCCGCGGCTACAGCAACGAGCTTGCGCGCCTCCGCCTCCAGAAGAGCAAGGAGCACAAGATGCAGAAGGAGCGTGCGTTCCTGTTCGGTTCCAGCCTCCTCGGCACGAACCTCGACGGCAACG